GAACAAGGAGCCGATCCCTGAGCCGCTTTCCCTTCGCAAGTTTTCCGGGAACTTTGTCGTCCGCACGACGCCTGAGATGCACCGTCAGCTTGCGATCCTCTCCGCAGAGGCGGGAGTCAGTCTGAACCGATTGTAACTAGCCGATTTCCTAGTTAACTTTCCCAATAGGCAGTAAGTTGGGTACCTTTATTGGGCTTGCTCCGTATTATAAATGTTCCTCCGCTTAGCTCCACCCGTTCCCGCATACTTTTTAGGCCACGTCCCGTTTCCTGCATTCCCATAGCCGCTGTAATGTCGAAGCCTACGCCGTTATCCGTAACGCTGACTTTCAGTGTGTTCCCTTGTTTTTGCAGACGGATCTTGACGGATGTTGCCCCGCTGTGTTTGGCAATATTGTTCAGGCTTTCCTGAATAACCCGGAAAAGCACGATACGCAGCGTCATGGGAATGTCGTTTTCGTCCACATCGACGGCGAGATCCAGCCGCAAGTGGGAATATGCTCCTTGGTAGTCTTTGCAGAACCATTCCAGCGAAGTAAGCAGACCTACATCGATATGGGCCGGGCGTAATTCATTTTGGATGCGCCGGAGCTGGCGCGCCAGCCCCTTGACCAGATCGACGGCCTCGTTAAGCGGTTCCTGCACTTTGGCGGCGTCTGGCCTGTCGAGCATCAAAAGTGCCCGTTCAATACCGAACTTGATCACGCCCATTGTTGCTCCAATGTCGTCGTGCAGTTCCGCCGCTAGTTTGAACCGTTCCTCCTCTTGCGCCTGAAGCAAGCGGTTGGACAGGCGCTTTAGTTCTGCCGTCCTGGCTGCTACTTGCTCTTCCAGTCCTGCGTGGGATTCTCGTAATTCGTGCGCTCTGTGTTCTATCTCGGATACGAAATAGAACACGGATCGGGCCATC